AACAAATCTTCCCCTAATACCACCGAGAAACGAATGGTCAGGTTGTCCATCTTTTAATGGAAAAGAATTTTTTGTATCATCAAGGTGAACTTCTAAAACTTCTAATGGTTCTAATTCATAAAATTCACTATCACTTGCTAATTTCTTAGCTTCATTGTTAAGTGAGATTGTAGTTTGAATTCTATTTTTAGTAACCGGTCCAGTCTGATTTTCACCAATCTTTAATTTTACTGGCATATTAATTATCTATTTTTGCTGTTATTTTATCACTATGGTCTTGCATTTCTGTGACAGTTTGTTCTATGTTATTCATGAGTTGTTCTTTTTCTTTATCTGATAAGATAAAATCACCATCCTCATCTTTACTACCAGCGGTAGCCATTCTTTGAACAATAGTTGCCAACTTTACGAGTTGTTCATCATTTTTGACATTAATTTCTAAATATTCTTTTAACATAGGAATTATTTGTACAGCGGTATCGCCATCTTTAATAAACCCTACTACCTCTTTCATCAATACTTCTAATTGTTGCTTATTGGTTTTGGAATTATCATAAATGTCTTTAAACACATCAGAGAGTGTTTTTCCATCAAATACTTCGAAATCTATTGCCATAATTTTACCTAATTTGGTTCACTAATAAATATCAAATTCTTAAAAAATACCAATATATAAATATATACAAGTGTATATACTGGTTAATTTTCTGTAATATATACTATAATTATATAATGTCGGGTATACATCCGACGAAATTGATAACTAACGGGAGAAAAAACCAATGAAGGAAATCATAACACTCGTAAAAGGATACATTGATGACTTAGCTCATCTGATGATGTCTTTTGTAGCCATTGGTGCTGTTTCGGAAGTAATCTTCGGAAGTGGCATTTTCGGTGTTAATGTTATAGGTAACCTAACAGCTATAATCAACAACTTCGGCGAATCTGGTTTCGCTGGACTCGTCGCATTGTTAGTGTTAGTGGGTTTATTCCGTAAGTAGTACTATATCGGATAGATAATAAAGGGGGAGTCTTATCCGAGATTCCCCCTTTTTAATTTATATGAGATAAGGTTTTTTGTGCATCAAATCTACCAGCTTTAGGCCATCCATTTACAGCACCATCACTTTCACCTGGTGTTTTAATCCAAAGGTATGCATCACAAAATGGTGAATCTGTTTCTGTTGTTGGTGTTTCACCAAGTTTCCATTCAGGGTTA